ACACAGCTGCGGTAGTAAACCTCGCCTTCAGTGGGCAGCAGTGTCTCGATGAAGCCGCCGTCACGATCAGTGCGGCTGATCACCTCAGGCCCGAACATACATCTCACACCTGGCCGCAAATCGGCCACCACTACGCTTTGATTCTGGCAACTCCAAGCTGCAGGACTGCTGCCGCATGTTCCAATAGTTGCAGTCCCAGCACATGCGCGGCTGATCAGCTGGGCGCAGCTTCTTGCGGGCAGCCTGGTAGATCTGCTGCGCTTTCAGCAATGCCGTCTGTAGATGGACGGTGCCAGTGTCCATCTCAAACTGAAGTTCAGGCTTCGGACCCAGCACTACCCGCGCATGCCAGTTGTGGTCGGTGCGATCACAGATCAACAGCAACCGACCGGCATGCAGGCTGATCATTCTTCCTCGCCATAGGCTGGCTGATGGAAGATCCGTTCAAGCTGCATCGATGGCGGTTCCACCTCGCCGCCGGTGACATGCGCGGCGATCGGGTCAGCAGAGTTGGCGGCCACGAACACAGCCGGCCAGTTCAGCTGTTTGATTACCACCAAGCTGGTACGGGGGCTGCGCACCAGGATGCGCAACGCAAGGCGCTCGATCCAGGTCAGCCCTGGCAGGTAACGAAATCGGATCATGCCTCTAGTTTGGCAATCAAACGATCGAGATACCACTTGCATTTGCGGGCATCCTGCACCGCATTCCCCTTGCACCAAATGCGCAGCAGATACTTCAACGCTTGGCCCTGCAGGTATGCCGGCACCATGTGCGGCGCATCGGTGATGGCCGCCTCAATCACGTCGATGGCTTCAACCGGCCCGCGCCGATAGTGCTCTGGGTTGATCGGGTCACTCATGCGTTCACCTGCTGCTCAGCGTTCTTCCACTTCTGGCGTTTCACGATTTGATAGACGTGAACAGTGGTGATGCCATAGATCACTGAGATCTCATTGATGGTCTTCCCGGCGGCATAGAGCGATCGGATGTCGATCGCGTTCTGTGGCGTCAGAACAGCGTTGCCAGGGATGTGGCCATCCTTGAAGCTGGTCTTAGTGATCATCGCCACTTCTCACCGAGCAGGAACTGGCGGCACACCTCAATAGCCTGCTGTGCGTTCTTCTGTGTCATGACAGATTCCGTTTCATCCATGGCGCGCACCACGCGAGCAAGCAGCTCTGGGTAGTCGGTGTCGCGGAAGTTGGCGGCGATGTCATGGGCGAACTCATCCCACAGTCCGGTATAGGTGCCACAGGTGCGGCCACTGCGCTCATAAAGCGAGGCCATCATGGCGGCCCGTTGCTGATCAAGCCTGACGCGATCATTCATGGTTCGAGTTGCTGACGGATGTTGAGCAGTTCAGATGAGAGGTGGCGGTCTATGGCCTGCAGCTCATAGATGCGGATGTCGATCAGATGCTGGAGGCGCTCGCGTTCGTCTTGCCGCCCCTGCTGGTAGGCGCCGGAATCACTAAGCAGTTGCTCCAATCGGTAACGAATGTCGCTCACGCCACCTCCACAGCGATAGCTTGCGGCCATCGATTGCGTGCATACTTCTCGGCGGCGCGCTTGCTTTCGGCGCGTGTAAACCACTTGATGGGTTTTGCCTGTGGCATGCGGATCAGCACGGTGTAATCCCTGACGCGGGCATTGTGGCGTGGCCTGCTGATGCCTTCGCCATAGCAACCGGTCTCAAACTCATCAGTACGCCATTGGAACAGGCCGCCTTTGACATCAGCCATAGATCAGAGACTCGGTAACGGTTTCAACGTTGATCCACTCAAGGTCCGGCCAGTGACGGCCGTATTCAATGAAGGCTTGCTGCTTGGCATCGGTGAGGCTGACTGCTAGGACGCAGTCGATCACGTTCGCGCTAGGGATCTGGAAGTAGTAGCGGCGTTCAGTCATTGAGTTGCTCCAGTGCGCGGCGGATCAGTGCGTGCTCATCAGCAGTGAGCAGTGTGATGGGGTTTGGGTAGTCCGGCCCTGGTGCGTGCCTCAACGCTTCCAGCGCCTGCTCCTTCAAGCTCGGCGGCTTGGGGCGCATTGCCTCTTTCAAAGATTCACCCATTGGAATAATCTTTAGATGCGGTTCATTCAATGCATTGTGATCTAGCCATTCTGCATCTTCCGCAAGTTGTTGGTCAGCACCCCATTGGGCGGCCTGGGTGGCTACATCAGTTACCCACTGGTTAACAGGCATCGCCTTGGCGCCAAGAAACCACTGCTGCACCAGCTCAGGCGATGGGGCGAGGGGGTGGGTCATTGCTCGGTCTCCTGCTCTAATTGGGAAGCGATCTTGTCAGCCCACGCCATCAGATCACGAACGCGAACCATCTGACTGCCATCTTCAGGACCTTCAATGACACGCCAATGACATGACGAGGTGTCCCTGATGGCGTTCTCGATGACAGAGCGAATCAGTTGAGCGCTGGTTGCATGAAACTCTTGAAGTTTGGAACTGTAATCAGTCATTGGTCAATCTCCTGTTCAAGCACAGTGGAGGATGCGGTTGGTCCGTCGTAGTGCTCCCGCAACCACGCCGCCACCTCGCGGATCGCAGCGCGGGCTTCAGATGCCCAGTTGACGGCTTCCTCGTCCCGTTCTAGGCCGTATTCAATCCCGCTGATGGCAAGGGCAACACGCCGCACCAGCGAACTACTACTTTGGCTCGAGCTGGGGGTTCGCTTGGATGTGGGTCGCAACTGGTCAAGGGCTTGCTCCACCTGATCAGGTGTTAACTTCAGCGGCTTGCTGATTTGATAAACCTTTGATACTTGGCGTTCGGCAGCTTCCAACGACTCGACCCTGGTAAACAAGGCCACAATGTTGGAATTGGTTTCAACAATGTGCTTGTGAGCTGCAGCTTCCAGTGCCTCGACCCTGGCACGCAGTTCGAGAATGCAAGCAGCATCGCAGCTTACACTGACGTCGTGGTCTTCTGACCAACCCAGAACTTTCTCCCACTGATCGGAAGTTGCACGGTACTCAGTCATTACCATCCTTTCGAACAACTACAAAGTGGCGTTGCGCCTCGGCGGGCAACTGGTCGTAAATCTTTTGCTCGTTGCGCAGAGAATTGTTCCACGCTTGCACCATCAGTAGATATATACAGAGGGAGAGTTCGTAGGTTGTGATGTCGGGTTGTGGTCGGTACTTGAAACTTCGCCCGTCTTCAAGGGCTTCCTGCAGGGACGTATCCCCAAAGAAGTGAGCGAAGAAGTTGGCTGTGGTTCGGTCGGTGTCAGTCATTGTTTAGGGTTCAGGTAAATTAGGGCTTCGGCAATGAGTTCGTCATGCTTGGGGTTGTTAATCCAGTCAGACTCTTCCTTGAGTGCATCAACCAGACGCTGGATAAGGTCGCGAGAATCAGTCATTACGACCCTCCAGCTCGGCGGCGATGGCGAGAATGTTTTTCTCAGTGATACCAAAATACTTAAGTTCTTGTACAACAGCCCGCAGGACGGCGGCGATGGCGAGTCGGTCGGCGTTCCATCCTTCCCCAACCGGGGCATCTGAAGAAGCATCCAGTACCGCCTGCGTGGCGGGGGAGAGGTCAGTCATCGCAACTCCAGTACAGAACGAGCAATGTCAAGGAAAGTTTCTGGGCTGATGTAGTTCCAGTCGTTCTCATTAAAGAGTTCAACTAGCTCCTCATCCGTCGGCCCCTGCGGCTCGGGCTGAGTCAAAGCGGCTCGGGCTTGGTTTGTCATGTTATTGATTTCCTCTTCACAGAGATGGGGACTTATGTCAGAAATGTATTCCAGCAGTCCGTTAAGCTCAGCGCAAAGCGCACGAAAGTCAGTCATTTTGGGCAGCGGTGATTAGGTTGGCAGAGATTTCATTGCGACGTTTCTGCGTTTGCCAGACAAGTTCGATGTAAGCATTTATGGCGGAAGCAGCGAGGAGTCGGTCTTGTATGTTGAAGATGTGGCCCTTCTGCGTATACCTAAGCGCGTGCTCTAGGTCGCGCAGTCGGCTGCCTGGGATAGGCCAAACTGTGCCGCCAAAGTGAGCAAATGGGCTGCCTTCGGGGATGCTGATGTCAGTCATCAAGTTGCTCCAGAGCGCGACGAATAATGTTTGCTTGGTCTGAGCAAATCCCCTCTGGCGGGGTGTCATCGGCCATTTTGACGGCATCATTTAGTGCTTGCAGCGCCTGCTCTTTCAAGCTCGGCGGCTTGGGGCGGCGAGCGGTGCGAACACGATCAGCCAAGGCTTTACCATTCAGAAAGCTGACCTCACCAAGGCACGCTTCCAGCTCTTGGTCGGCGCCCCATTGGGCGGCTTCAATCAAGAGTTCATTAAACCCTTTTTCGTAATCAGCACGCTGCGCAAGCCACTGCTGCACAAGCTCCGACGGCGGGGTGATGGGGTGGTCAGTCATGCCGCACCACCTGCTGCGTGCCGGAGTGAGTGGGGCTGTGATGCGCGCCGGACTCAATGCCGATCATGGCGAACACGGCAGCAGCGATCAGACAGCAGATGGCGTTGTTGATGTGGTTAATCATCGGTAGAGACGCTGAACCAGCGCAGAGAGTGTGTTGTTGGTGCGATGAAGCCAGACGCCGAGCGTGAACCCGGCAACGTAGAACCACACTGCAATGGATGCGAGCTGATGCGCCCACACGTACAAATGCGGCCCCCAGTCGCTCGTTAGTGCTTGTTTCATGGGGCTGTCTTGGTAGTGCCGGGCCAACCGGCGGAGCAGCCTTATTCAGGGCCTGTTGATCTCGTGGTAACCCGTCGTGTGATCCGTTCCGGGGCGGTTGAGTTTTGCGAGTGGACCGCTCCCCTCGTGTGCAGATACTACACCGTCAAAGGGTCACGTCAAGGGTCAGGCGTTACGTTGGTTCACACTGCGTTCTGACCGACCGCCAGATCCACAGGCACCCGCAGCACCGGTACGCTTTTACCTGATTTCGACGTGCGCTCCCAGCCGACCACTGCCACGCTCACGCCTAGCTCTGCGGTGTACCAGACGTGACGGCAATCATTGCAGCGCCGCTGGCGGATCACGCGATCGGCTCCTTCGCCATTGGTAGAGATGGCCCTGATCTCACCGCAACCACATCGGGGGCAGTTCACAGTTTCGCTAGCCTGCAGTTGTACCCTTCCACTATGGCACCATGCAGTTCGGTCAGTGGATGGCTAT